CTGCTCCGCTCCCGTTTCCAGCGCCGTGTTTGGGACCCTGTCTCGCGGACGGAGACTGTCCTAGGAGACATTGAATGAATCGCTGGTCATCTAAATTCTTCGTCCCTGACCTTTCGGAGTCCCCATGCCCAACGGCTACATCATCGCAGAAGACCAGTACCTCGGCGAGTTTCGCTACGCTTCCCAGGCTGCCGATTCCTGGGGCTGGATGTCCCGAGCGTACTTCTGCAAGCACTGCGGAGAAATCTGGGCGCGTCGTATTGTCCTTACCTCGAAAGGGGAACCACAGTACTTCCGAGCAATCGACGTCGCCTGTCGGAAGCATCCGGACCCTTGGGCAATCCCTGGGTCTCTCCTCGCCGACGAACTGATCTACAACCTCGACACACTCAGCCCGGAAGCAATCGCTCGGGAACTGGATGTACATTTAGCTTACTATGAAAGAATGATATGAACGCTCCCCTCACCCCTGACACGCTAGTCACGAAAGACCAGCAATCCTTGTTCGGCCCCAAGATCTGTCTCATGGGTCTCGGCGGCACAGGTAAGACCTACGCGCTCGGAACCTTGTGCGACTGGGCGGACAAGAACAACTTCGAAGTCGCGGTCCTGTTCACGGAGAACGGACTGGAGACCTTGCTCGGATACTACAGGGACCACAACAAGCCAGTTCCCTCGTGCGTCTACTGGCACCAGCAGGCCACTAAACCCATCTCCCTCAAGGCCCTCATCAACGCTGCAGATCTCGTCGGCAAGCTCTCCTACGAAGCCTTGGCCAAGTCTACGGACAGCAACCGAGGCGGGGAGAACAACGCGTTTTGGAAGATCTTGAACTCCTGCGCGAACTTCAAGGACGACCGGACAGGAAAGGAACTCGGCCCCGTAGACGCCTTCCCGCGCAACCGCATCTTCGCCATTGACTCCCTCACCGAGTTGAGCAATGCTGCGTTCAAGATGCAGATCGGCTCGCGCCCAATGGCTTCGCCGGGTGACTACGGCATCGCCCAGTCTAACCTGATGAACTTCCTCCGCCTCTGCACTCAGGGCCTCGAATGCCCCTTCGTCATGACTGCTCACGTAGACAGGGAGACTGACCCAGTCACCCAGTCCACCAAGGTCATGATCAAAGCGATCGGCAAGGCGCTGGCTACCGAGATCCCTACCTTGTTCTCCGACGTGATCTACACAGTTCGGGACGGTGACAAGTTCTTCTGGGACACCGCCGCTTATGGTGTGGACTGCAAGACTCGCTCCCTCGGGTATAAGAGTAAGATTACGCCAGACTTCTCCAGCATCATGGACGTCTGGTTAAAGCGGGGAGGTTAAGCATGAGCCGCAAGTCCTTCACCACCCTCTCCGTCGAGGTCAAGGTCCCTCAGGCTCCTGGCTACTCCCAGAAGCAAACGCTCGAGTGGATCAAGAACTCCATGCAGTCCCTTGGCTCCCCGTTTCAGTCCTACGCGAATCAAGTTCAAGTCCGCCTGATCGGGAAGAAGACTACATACCTATAGGAGCCTCTCATGGCAAAAGAAATTATCGGCGATGCCTGTGCCTATATCCCCGGAGTCAACGGAGCTAAAAACCGTTACTTCAAGATCGGCACAGGTATGCGCGACGGAGATCGCATCTCTGTAAAGATCGACACCATCCCTCTCCCCGGCCTTGGCTGGGACGGTTGGGTGAATATCTTTCCGAGGCAAGACCCACTCGGGCCTGTACCTGCGTTTGCAGGACCACCTCCCGCTAGACAACGACGTCCTCCTGGTCCCTCCGGTTTCGACGACCTTGCTGACGACATTCCCTTTTAACCAAGCGTGTTCGGGGCGACGCTAACTGCCCCATTGTTAGTCCTTTAACCTTACCAGGAGTCATTATGACATCAGCATTCAACCCCGAGCAATTCCTTGACGCACAAGTCAACGAAGCGAACGAGAAGCGTCCTCCCCTCCCCACAGAGAATCCGGACAACCCCAACGGGCTCTACATGGCCGTGATCGGAGAGATCAAGACCGACTCAGGCACCATCGGCAAGGGCGACCGTCAGGGCCAACCGTGGATCTCCATGCTTATCCCCCTGCGCATCCAGGTCCCTCCGGCAGTGCAAGGCCTCGGCCTCCCGCCAGAGCTCACGCTCACTGACCGGGCCTTCCTCGACCTGAACGCAAGTGGTGGCCTCGACAACAGCAAGGGTAAAAACCGTCGCCAGAAAGACTACCGCGATGCGACTGGCACCAACGTCGCAGGTGTGCCGTGGTCCTGGCGCCAGCTGCAGGGGAAGATGGTCAGCGTGAAAATCAACCATGAGTTGTATCAGGACCAGATTCAAGAGCGCGTTGGCGCAGTCCTGCCGAGCTAACCACGATGCAGTCGCGCCTCCAGTCCCTCATCGAAGCCTTGGCGAATGTTCTCCTCGGCTACGGCGTCGCTCTGGGGGCGCAACTCCTAATCTTCCCCCTCTTCGGTATCGAGATCCCTTTGTCAAGTAACATTGCCATAGGGATCATTTTCACCCTAGTCTCCCTAGTCCGTTCCTACGCGCTGCGGAGACTGTTTAACTGGCTACACAGTGCGCGGATTATCCGCAAATAACTCGCGCTAACATGGACATCCCTTATGAAACTCATCCACGGAACACCAAGCTCTAAGCATGATCTTTATTTTATTTGGAAAGCGATGTGGTATCGCTGCTATCGTGCAGATAACGCTGGTTACAAAGATTACGGTGCAAGAGGAATTGGTGTATGTGAGCGCTGGAAAAGCTTAGAAAACTTTGCCACTGACATGGGGCCTAGAGGCATTGCCGAAACTCTAGATCGGATAGATAACAACGGAGACTACACTCCTGAAAATTGTCGCTGGACTACAATGGCCGAGCAAATAAAACCTGGCCGCAACCAGCTTCGTTGTACTAATAAGTCAGGGGTCCGTGGAGTGTTTAAGCGCGGTAAAAACTGGGAAGCTTATGTAACAGTCGACTACATGAAAGAAAATTTATACTACGGCCCTTCCTTTGAAGCCGCTGTAGAAGCTCGTAAAACTTGGGAAACTAATCATGCGTAACTACATCAAACTTTCAGCTATCGTTATAGCTCCAGATCGTCAACGAAAAGAATTTAAAGAGGATGAACTTCGCACGCTGGCAGAATCAATCAGAACCAAAGGTCTATTCCACCCGATTATCCTTCGCGTAGTTGGAGACTCCTATGTTCTTGTCGCAGGAGAGCGGCGGCTTCGTGCAGTCCAGGATCTGTGGGATCTCGGTCAAGCCTTTATGTATGACGGGGCTGCCGTCCCTTCAGATTCTATCCCTTATGCAAACATTTCAGACCTCAGCGACCTTGAAATTGAGGAAGCTGAGCTGGAAGAAAATGTCCAGCGTACTCAGTTAACTTGGCAAGAAAGAGCGGCGGCACATGCTAAACTTCATACACTCCGCAGCAAGCAAGCGGAAGCGTTGGGAGCACCTGCGCATACAATTGCTGATACCGCACTTGAAGTTCGGGGCTCTTCCGCAGGTGTCAATCAAGAGAATACAAGAAGAGAAATTATCATTGCAAATCACTTGGATAATCCAGCAGTCAGGGCGGCCAAAACTGCAGAGGAAGCATTTAAGATCCTCCGTAAGGAAGAAGCGCAGGTTAAGTCCAGGGACTTGGGCATCTCGGTTGGGAAGACCTTTAGCGCCTCCATGCACCGAGCGATTAACGAAGACTCCCTGGCTTGGATGCGAAGCGCTCCCGCTGAACAATTTGATTGTATCCTCACCGACCCCCCTTATGGTATGGGAGCGGACGAGTTCGGAGATTCTGGCGGAGTGGCAGCCGGAGCCCACGGATATAAGGACGACGCAGATAACTTCCTCTCTATCATCAAGACCCTTGCCCCCGAGTCCTTCCGCCTAGCCAAAGCGCAGGCTCATATGTACTGCTTCTGCGACATTGATTGGTTCTTCCATCTTCGAGATGAGTTCCGCGCAGCGGGCTGGCAGGTCTTCCGCACCCCCTGGATCTGGTACAAGCGAGCAGGTATGCGCGCCCCCTGGCCGGACAGTGGCCCGCAGCGCAAGTACGAAACGCTCCTCTACGCAGTCAAGAACAAGTGTCCTGTCCTTCGCATGGGGCCGGATGTGCTCGACTTCGGCCCAGACGCGAACCTCGGCCACGCAGCGCAGAAGCCCG